ATGCTACAGCTATGCAACAATTGCTCTTGTACTGAGCTAAAAGTTTCCCCCAAAAATTGGAATACTGCCAAGGCGAATATCAAAAGTCCCTGGTTGATCTATTACCGGTTTTACGATCCAGCTATACCCCACCAACCAGGCACCAAGAGGGGGAAACTGAAAATCATTAAAGGGATGAATCAATTCATAACACTAAAATCCCGGCAGGATGCTACCCGGGCTTTAATTGATTCGGAGCTCGCGTTACTACAGCAACAGAATTATAACCCTATTTTAGGAACCTTCGAGCAGCCCTTAGACGATGATTTGTTGGGTGAAGGCATGATTGATCCCGCCACTCCATTTGTCCAGGCGTTGAGCGCAGCACAACTCATGATCAAAAAGGCGAAAAAAACGATGGATGATATCAAGTCAACCGTCAAGGGCGTGTCGGCAGCTGCGCAAAAGTTAAGAATCTCTACCATACCGATCTCCAAAGTAACCAGGAAGCATATTAAAGTTATTTTCCAGCAGTGTGCAAAAGACAATCCCAAATGGAGCGCACACCGACACAATCAATACAGGTCATATCTGATGATCGTTTTCAGTGAGTTAATTGAAATGGAAGCAACTGAGATTGATCCGGTGGCAAAAATCAAAAAGCAAAAGACTGTCAAGCGGATCCGGGAAAGACTGTCTCTCGAGGATCGGTCCAGGGTGAATGAGTACTTGAAGGAGAGTCACTACAGTTTCTGGAGGTTCATGCACATCTTTTTTCATTCAGGTGCCAGGGAAACTGAATTAATGCTGATTAGAAAGCAAGATGTTGATCTTTTAAATCAGCGGTACAAAATGACAATTAAAAAAGGTAAACAGTACCGGGAGACCTGGCGAACGATCAAGGACATTGTTTTACCGCTTTGGAAAGAAGTGATTGAACAGGCGAAATCAGATGACTTTCTTTTTTCTGATGGCCTTATTCCCGGTTACAGAGCCATTAATTCTAACCAGGTATGCCGGCGTTGGAATCGACATGTAAAAAAGAAGCTTGGGATTACCGCTGACTTTTATAGTTTAAAGCATTCTAACCTGGACGAGACAGCAGCAGTACTTTCAGCAATTGATGCACAAAAAATGGCTGCACATACATCTCTAATCGTTACGATGGACCATTATCTTGGGGGCGAAAAAGAGCGGCAACATGAAAGACTACGGCAAGTTAAGAACGAGTTTTAAATATTCATTGTTATCACCATTTTAGTCACCAATCGCCTTAGTCATTTGGATAATTCACAAATTAACATGATATTAGCCATGAAAATTATTAATTATAGGAGGGGGTGATTATTTTGCGAGAGCTATCCTAACGAAAAATTCCATGTTGGTGCTATCTAATCAGCATTGTCGAATTCAAGGTTTATTATTTTAAATTTACTTACTTGACTTTATCAAAGCCTCCGATCAAAGAAGCGATTCTTGAGGTCCTGTTTGACCATGGCCGGTCTATTGAATATTCAGAATTTAAACAATTTCGAGAAGTCTTAGGTGATGAATTTTACAGACATGAAAATTTAGTTCAAATCGGAGGCACGCTTTCTGATTCAATTAGTAGCGTTGAGCGAAAGACGATCGGAATTGCATTTTATACCAAAGACAATGTCTCAATTCAAGCCAGAGAGAATGGGTTTGCCTTTTCATTTCTGAATCAAAAGTATACAAGCTGGGATTCTTTTTATCCTGAAGCAATAAAGTTTCTTGATAAATATATTATTCATTTCCGACCCCAGATATGGCGAAGATTTTCGTTGCGGTTCATTAATGAGTTTATACTGGAGCCTGGCGAAACTGTTAGCACATATTTAACCATCGTACCCCCTAATCCAATTCAAAAGCCCCTGATTTCTTCCTTTATCCGCATGGAGGTCTTTGATGCGGTGTCTGCCGCAAGTGGTGTTATCAACGAACTTCTTCAAGTCGATGTTAGCGGCCAACAGAAACTGTATTTAGATATAGACGTCATTAAAAATGTTATCCCAACTGCAGGAAATGCAATAATTGATATGCGTGATGATTTCGCTGCGCTAAGAACATTCAAAAATGAAATTTTTTTCGCGAGTATTACTCCATTTGCCATTGATAAATATAATTCATTATGAAATTAAGCTACAATGACATTGAACTTAGTCGCATGCCCTCGACTGGATCTTACTTAACGGAGAACTCTACAAGTGAGGGAGTTGATTTGGAATTATTGTACAATCGCGAGATATTCGATCTCCCGACGAATCCCCATGCTTCCAGAATATACAAGATGAATTATAATGGCAGGCCCTTAGCGTGGGCGCCACCCGTCTCTGTCAGTCGAATGACAGGGCTTCACTTTTATTTTTTATCGTTGTTGTCACATGGGATAAGCAATCGTTTCTTCGCCATTGATGATTTGTCAAAACGAAAAAGAAAGTTTTTTAAAGATCAATTAGAAAAACTATTCCACGACGACGAACACGTTCTAACCACTCCCCAACTATCCCAATTTCAAGCAATTGCTGATATCTTAAGCGAAGACCTTGCTTTAACGGCTCATGATTTCGCCGTCTCATTTACTGCGGATAATGAAATTGCTATCTTTCGGGCAGGGGAGGATGGAACACATTATATTGTTATCGGTGAGGAAGATGACGAAGTTTCCTATATCTATGTTTCTTCAACCCCAGGTAAATACAGAAGTATCCACTTGGATACTGAAGGAAAAGTCACTCTGAATACAATAACTAATGCATTCGTATCTGAATGACGCCACCGACCTATCTGTCTGAATTTGACCGAACGGAAGACTGTAGCTTCGAGCCGGCCGAAAGGTTTTATCGTCGATTCACTGGCAACCCCTTCCAGCCGATTCCAGACGTATTTAGTCAAATCAAATGGACCGACGTTGCTGCGGGATTATCATTAAATAGAAGTAAATATTCCAATGATCCTACAGACGTCATGTGGGCAGAGCTCGAAGACATTGAAAATAGGAGTTGTGACTTTCATTTAAAGGTTGGTAGACCCGGAGTGGCGATTGGACCTTTCCCATGGAAAGATCCTCAAAGTTCAGCGGAATTTAATATTCAACATACGCCAACAAACTGTAACCGATCTCACTGTGACCTTGTATTTACAAGTGTTTTAGCAAGCCTGAGTAAAAAACAGCAAAAAGACGTTAAAGCCTTTTTAGCAAGTTTTTTCAAAGAAGTTTAAACTTTTGAGGTTATAAAGTAAAATGCCCCTTCCCTGGGGAATCGAATGTTTCATGACGCAACCCGTTGCCATAAAAAGGCTTTATGCATTTTGGTTTCACCTCTGAAAACTCGTTTAATCTGATTAGGACTGTATCCTGCAGCTTTCAATTCATCCGGTTTGACCACTCGCGAATTAATTTACCTCGGTTATCTAGTTGCAAGTAAACAACCTGAGATTTTTCTTTATACCTCCAATAACAATTTCGGTATATGGTTTTTTCGGCTATTGCCTTTTTGACTAATGCCCAGGTGAATCCCGATTTTTGAGTTTCAGTGAGTGAAAAGAAGGATGCCAATATGCTTCGCAAGTTCTTTTACCGATAAACGTTGAATTTCGGAGTTGGCCTTCCACCAAAATAAGTGGACTCTAAATCACTTTCATTGAGATACAAAATTTTTGCTAAATCTGTTTTCGAATAACTCATATCCTCAATGTAGGTTTGCAATATCTCTCGTAAAAGATTGGGGTTATCAGGTTGAATCATAATCGGTTCATTCTTCCTGTATCCAAGTGAGCTCATTTGTTTGACCAGATAGTAATATTGATTTTCCGATACAGCGTTCAAAAATTTCGCTTTATAAAGTATAGCTTGCATTGAAACCTTCCAATATCTTTTCAGATCTGAAAGTTTTTCTAAGTTTAAATTTACCAGTTGTGGCAAGACTTCGGTAGTCGGTAACAAAAGCTCGCTTGCGAAGATGTTTGCTTCTTTTTCAATGTCTCTTTCAGAAGAGATTTTTTTTCCAAAATGACAGACATAGTGACAGAGCTCGTGTGCATTATTAAACCGTATTCGATCAGCCGATCTCTTTTTGTTGACATACAATATGGGTAAATTATATCTGGAAGAATAGGTGCTTAACGCGTCCATATCCCCTAAATCAAGTGGAGCGATAATAATGCCATTATCTTCAGTCACTTTTGCCAAATCTTCTATTCTTCCTCTTGGGATTTTCCAATATTCACGAAGAAAGTTTGCCGCCTGAATGATATCCCCATCTGATTCTACATCCCATGAAGGTATCTTGACGTCAGGTAATTCAACTGCATCTGAAAGTTTATTAATGTGCCTTTCGGCAAAAGTCATTTTACTTTTATATTCCTTCAACTCTTTCGCCGGTAAAGAAATCTTTTTTCGATAATGCCCTTCAACTTTAATTACTCTCTCAACGTCGTAAAACAAATCAACCGGATAGTTAAGGATTGTAGCAATCTTCACTAATAGTTCATCAGTGATGCCTAGCCTGCCGTTTTCGATTTTCGATACGGTTCCTTGCTCTACTCTTAATAAATCTGAAAGTTGATTTTGGTTGTAGCCGCGTGATTCCCTGGCTAAAGCAAGAATTTCAGTATTAAGAATCCTCATATTTTTTATTGTTTAGTCTTCGGTGCCAGTTTTCTTGTTCGAATTGCTGCCTTGTCTTGTTTTTGGTTTAACGCGTTTAGCGGCTTTATCTTGTGGAATTTCAATACTCAATTGTTGTAGAGAACTATTTTTGCCCATGTCGTAATGCCAATTTAAGTTACCATTATAACAAGTGAGGTAGTATCCATTTATAGTACTCCAAATTTTATCTGGCATATAGCCTCCCCACACATATGTCATATCTTCTAGCCCTTCCATTGGAATTTGGTTAAGGTAGCGCTTCGACGACTTTGTTCTACGGTTAATGGACATTCTCAACCGCTGATCTATCTTGTTAAACCGCACTACAAGTTTTTCTTGAATTACAACAGCTAAAGCCCCTTTAATTTCAACAAATCTTATGTTTGAGTCGGCGTCAAATTGATTACCGAGATGAATCTTCAGCCGGTCAGCGATAAATGATCCCTTAGTCCTCGGTTTAAAGTGGGCTGGATTTTGAGTTGAAAAGAAATTACTCATAGCGTTACAATCAGCAAAACTTTTGTCTAAACATTTGATAAGTGCCGAATAGTATGGTTTCAAAATCTCATTTGCGTCTTCAAACTGTAGAATGGTTTTCATAGTCTGGTATTTTGATTCCAAATATAGTCACTTTCCGGAATTGGCAAAAAAATATTCCAAAAATATTAAAAATAATATTCCAATGCGGTAAGGAAACCGGTTTGTATCAGAGTCTTGAGTCTAAAGAAAAGTAAAATGCCCATTCACAGGGCTTAAGAAACATGTATAAGGCAAAATGGTCCATTATATACAGTTATTTTATGCGGTAAGATTTCAAATTTTCCTGATTTTTTTCAGCCGAGAATTTCATAACTTCCTAAAATGGATAAGCCGGCTCGAAGCACGACATTAGGGTCCTGACTAGCTATCCAAATAACGAAATGACGTTTGCCATTTATCGTAATGGAGATCATTTCCGCGACCCTGATCAGGGACGACGATCGATGGATAGAAGTTTATTGCGGACCTACAGATAGAGCAACGGAATACGGCCGACTAATCAATGAACTGTCTGTCTTTGTTGACGGAAGTTTTCAGAAGACGGTGTACAGTGCGTGTCAAATAGAAGTGTAAATTTCGATTGCCAATTTACCTCTACTTCAGAACCTAAAAATGGATTTCATGAGTTTTCTTAAAGTTGCATACATCAATCGGGGCAAGGTCGCAAACAAAAATGCAGCAAAGGCTCAGTACGAAGCAGACATGAAAGAATTTTGCGATCGCATTATGCGTCACCAAAGTGAACTTTGTGCTAAATGCGTTGAGAAAAATCGAAAAATATCATTACTAAAAGTAGATTTCCATAACTCCCCGAGAGAAAAAAATGGTACAGCTGAATACCAACTTAAACTTTATCTAAGCAAAGCTTTGAATAATTGGCTGCCTTATATAGAGAATGAAAAATCCGGTAAATTTAAAGTAATCTGGCATGGAGAAAAAAGAAGAACTATACTGCCTCTTGGATTTAGTTCTGATTTGACAAAAAGGATTACTGCCATCCTTAATAAGTAATCTGAAATTGATTGAAGCAAATATAGGATTATAAAACCTCCGCATATTTCCACATAAGATTCCGATGATGCCTTTGATTCAATCAAAGCGCTTTTTGCAATTTGCTTTTGCATTCGCAACTCTATATTCACTATATAGGCACTCATAGAAGAGGCGTCTGTGTCGGAGCTAAGTACAACCCGGTTAAAAACTTATCCTATGCTTTTTGACAACCAGTGGTTTATCGGATTATGAAGTTAGCCCGTAGAGCCTAAGCTTAATTGTACATTCGTCTAAAAAAGTCGAAGAATCGTTACTAAAGTGGTATTCAATTGTAATTCCTTGCGTCACCGATGTTGGGATATCGGGATCAAATGGATTTTCGTGTGTAACTACAGTTTTGCGTACAAGCACGGGGTTATAGCCAGGCGCGGTCGAATCCACGTGGCTCTGAACATATACCTGTATTTTTTGCAAAGTATTAGTGTTATTGGTGTACGAAGACGAATGAGGCATATTTCCCATTTGTTCATTTCTTAACTCCCAAACTGGTATATCAAGATTCAGAAAATGAATCTGTACCAGCCACAAATCTGCTGTAGGAACTAAAAAGGAACAAACCCATGCGAGTGACTCTTTAGGTTGTAACTCTATTATGTTTTCTTGTTGAGGTTGTGTCATGGCAACTTTTTAGGTTATGCAAAGGTTGAAGAAAATCACTTGAATTTAACTCTTAAGGAACAAATTACAAAATTAATTACTATATCGTTTCGGAAAAGTAGTCTTTTCATGTTGGACTTAACTTCTATTTAAAACAATATGATTACTCTTAACCAAGTAAATTACTTAATACCTTCAGTCAGCCCTAGAACAAGGCACTCCTCGACCGGGTTATGGGGAAATCATCTTTTAAGCGTTTGCATCATTCTGTGCCAGCGTTATTCCGTTTCGCAATCTTTAACTTCATATTTCCAAACAAACCCCTGGCAAGTCGGTCTTTTACCTTTCAACACATTTGCAATGTTCTTTGAATTAAATCCCCCTCTTCCCGCCTCCTTTGCAGATGACCATCGTTTAACAAATTGTCCATCCTTCGTTAGCTGAATAATTGCTTTATTAGAATGGTAGCCCTCACCTATCCTTACGAAGCGGGGTGGGGGAGGTTTATCCTGTAACAAACATTTTAGATCACTCTTTATGAGCGAAAATTTTTTGTCGTAATATCCATCTCCTTTTCCCTGGATCATTGCTTCACGCCTAAGTGACGTGTTCGGGTTAAGATAGATCGCCAATATCTCTTGATCACAGTCCGGTAATTTAGCCATAGCCCATTCCAATTTCTGTAAATGGTCTTCGCTATACTCTTCTACAACAGGTTCGATTCGATCGAAGTCTAATCCGAAAACATTCCTGTTTTTATATTTGACATAAGCTTGCCGATAATTTGACGAGCAATATTCTACGGTCTTCTTAAGCCAACCTGCTAAATGCACACCACTAAAAGTGTCAAATCTTTTCCATGTTGATAAAAGTACTTCCTGCATCAGGTCATCACGGTCGTCCTTAGACTCCAATCCTGAGAAGTTGTTAATTAGCCATTGAAAATATCTGATATTCGCATTGACGAAATTATTAAATCGGTTATGTTTGATAGGACAGTAGTCTGGGAAGGGTGTCTTTGTTTGATATTTCTTCATTCTTTTTGCCTTTAATCTTTGCCGTTTCCAATGGTGGAGTTCCTAAATCAATTTTGCATTTGCTCTATCAAAGTAGCAATCGCGCTAGTCTTTTGTTGTATTGTGTTGATTAAGATGATTGATGTATTTATGAAAAACGGATGGAGCTCGCGTCTGGTAGGCCCTTACAGAATTTCTTCATTGTATTTCACTTGGAGTGAATGCATAGCGTAGTTTACTTTTAATATTCTTTGGATTATAACGGAGAGGGTACGGAGAAAATTCATCCTTTAAATTCAGGATGTAAACATTAAGATAATGTTCATCAAAGATAAAAACATACAATAACAACTCTCAAATATTTTATCTTATCTGGCTTGTTAGAGGATAATTATTTTCGAACTCTCTCTAGTCAATAAATAATCAGCCATTGCCGAAACTATAGTCGAATTTAAAAGCACCCTCTTGGCCTCCATCTACTGGAACAATTTTATTTTCTACAGTATAAACCACGTCATGCCCGAAAACCGACACTGTGAATATGTTGCCGATTTCTATATCTGGCCCGAGTGTAATAACCGTTATTCTCTTTCCGTCTACTACTGTTTCGCTATCCTTGAAAAGAACAGGAGTATTAGAAGCCGTCCCCGGCGAAGCTGATACAGTTACCACTCCGCCGGGGTTAGTTACTACTGCTAGCACCGTTGTAAATGGTGTGAAAACCGCAGCTTGCGGAGGAAAGTATGGCGTTCCGATTCCCGGTGCCAGCCCCGCGCTGTCCCATTCTGAATTGGTGGTTTGATTGATCGCAAGAACAATCGCAGCCATCACATCTGAGTATTCCACGGATACCTCAGTTGTATTCGTTGGTTGCAAGACTTCCTGAAATTCAGCATTGATATCTCCCGTACACAAATTCATTCTTAAAGGAGGCCGGAGGATAAACTCCCGGACTAATCCAAGATCAATGAACCGATAATTTTTATGATACCCGATAGGTTGTTTATTCAACTGATCATTCTCAGGTTCAAAGTCGAGGGATGTAAAAGATCCTGTTATATCCCAAAATCTTCTCCATGCCATATTGAAGCGGACCAGGTTAACCAGTCCTTTGAAGTGTTGTCGTTCGACAATGTTTCCCCGGTACCAGGTCGGATTGGTTGGCAGTCCTGCAGCGTTCAACATTGCCCCCTCCACAACCTGAATCTGAGAATCGGATATCATTATCTCCTCTATGTCGTTATCCTGATTATTCGCATCCTGAGAATGTTGTACGTAATCCCCTTCTACCTGAATATATCCGCCGGCAATATAAGGGATGTATTCAAGGTCAAAGCCAGTAATATATATGGTTCGCCCTGTCGGTCCGGTAATGAACGAAAAATAAAACGTGCCGTCCACTGGTATAGTTTGCGTTTCCACTGTAAGGGAATAAAACTTGGTCGTATCACTAAGAATCATCAGCCTGCTATTCACAGCATACCCACTTCCAGCCAAACTGTCCTTTATCCACTCTGCTTTGTCTTTTTCTTCATCGTCACTATAGCGAAGCCAATGCCTATCAGTCAAAGAACTACTTTGAATATACCCTCTAAAAAATGGTATTGAGCCGGTTGATGGATTATATGGGCTATCCAATCGCAAGGACATAGTAATCTTCAAGCGACTGTAAGCTTTCACTGGTATGCCATCTGCTTGTAGCATATAAAACGAAGGGGTGCTGCCACCTGATACAGGCGGCAAAATGAGTTCTCTTATTGTTTCCGTGCCATAGATAGTATAAATAGATCTTCGTGATGGGACTGCTGAAGCCGGGGTTAATGCCGGCAAATTTACGAAGTTTGATGTTGAGGTCATTAAGCCATAAGTCCAATCATCAATAGTGTGCCTTTTATAAGTTCCGATCGTCTCAGTGATATTTCCGTCACCATCCTGATCATAAATATCGGCCATCGGTCCTTCGTCGATGAAGGTGCCTCTATCGAACTTATTGTTTAGAGGTATTTCTTTCCAGACTTTAAATTTAAAGTCAGTCCTTGCGAGATTGATAGCGAAGTTGGAGGACACTAATTGATCCTCATTGATAGGATATATCAGAGCAGTCTTTCCAACGGTTGCATAATTCTCAAGATCTTCGACTCCCTGAATAACCGTTCCGTCGGCATTGTATTCTGTGTAATACCTTCCACCGGGAGCGTATTGATGCTCACCAATCCATTCAATAACCCAACGAGCATTCCAGTAAAATAACCGGGAATGTCGTTTAAGAATAATTGACAAAGTATCGTAGCAAGAAACGAATGTTGTAGGATCTTTCTGGAAAGTCCTGTGATCGAGTTTTGTTTGTTGGTAAAAGTCTTTAGTTATATCCAGATACCTATTGGTCATGGATGCCTCAAAGACATTCGAATAAATTCTTATCGGTATTCCAGTAGATGATGAAATATTGTTTAGCAATGTTTTCGATAACGCTGAAGAGATATAATCAATAAGAGTAAATTTTCCCTTATAAGTTAACCCATCCTGTTTTGTGAGTGGTATATTTTGGAGCAATTTCAGGCCATTGGTAGCCCTCAGTGTTACGTCGTAAGGTTTATCAAGGAAAGCTGCAGAACCTTCTTCTGGTGTCAGAAAGCCTTCAAATACTGCATTGTAATCTACATAGATGATAACCCACCACTCATCATAACCACCAGTTAAGAAGGTCTCCCATGTTATCGCCGTTTGGTCGTCGGCATTGATCGTTATAACAACCTCCCGCGCAATGATTGTTCCATCATCCGAATCATCGTTCATCTCTAACCCGTCCTCGGATATTTCAAAAGGTATCGGATCGGATAGCGGTGCTACGTCTTTCTGTGCGAACAGAATCAGAACATTTTGATTCAGCTCATTACTGAACTCAGCCCTATATTGTGTGCCGTAACTCATACTCTTCCCTTTCTCCTATTAACTTTTTGGAGCATGATGCGGAACATATCGCCAGAGAAATTAATAGAAGGCAATAAACTCATTCCCTCTTTACTTGTAAATGACGGAGCGTTGTTAAGCCTGTCAAGCGGTATGATCATTTCGCGGCCGTGAAGTTCCACTCCGTAACCGGAAAGCGGACCATTGGCTATACCGCCATTGGCAAACTTAGGAGTCGACTTTTGAGCCTTGTTCCTAAGTGCCTGACCAGCGGCAACTGCGACCACACCCACAGCGATAGCTACATAAGGGTTCAGGTAGGAGTTTTTGAGTGCTATCTTTAATCCGGCCATAGCTGTTCCATAGGCTATTACAGCCTTACCCAGCTCGGTTAGAGCATTGGCAATCACATTTAGCAACGGAGAAACTAAATCTTTCAAGCCGCCGCCCGATATAGCGTTTCCTATGCCTTCGCCTATTGCCACAAACGAATCATTGATTGCTTGATTGAGTATTGCATTTATTGAAGCAGTAAGCTCAGTTGCCATACCCTCCATAGCCGCTATAGCCTGCCGCTTATCAAGGCCAACTGTTTGTAGCTCAACAGTTGCGCTCGCTTTAATCGGAATGGTCTTGTCGAGCCCTAGCGCCTTTGCGATATTGGAAGTAACCTCTTCTGGACTTTGAGATAGATCATAACGCTCAATTATAACGGTAGGCTTAACGCGCACAGTTGCCTCATAAATCAACGCCTGCTGTAGAAATACTTTATCAAGGTCAGCTTTAGCCTGCTTCTTTATATCTTCGGCGGTCGCCTTATCTATTACCCCACTCTTTAAATCACGAGCAGCAATCTTTATTTTTAAATCATATATTTTTTCACTGGTCTTAATCAGGGCATCAACATCCTTTAACGCTTTTTCGATTTTCCGACGTCCGGTTAGTTCTTCGATCTCGGCACTAGTCAGCCCTTCTGTTTCAAACCCTACAATTTTTTTATTAATGGTCGGAATGTCAGCGATCTCTTGTTGAACTTTACGGATCTTTTCCAGTGCAGAAAGTTGCTTGCCGAGTAAGTCAATCTCTTTAGGCTTGGTGGTAGGCGGAGGCTGTAAGTTTCCGGACGCCGCCTCTAAAGACAATAGATTTTTTAATGTGTCGGTAAGGAAAGATGCTCTCTTCTCAGACTTATCAAACGTTTGGGAAAAGTCAAACAATGCCTTTTTCTGAGAGAACCCCGGAACAGGGGAAATTAAATCGTTGAATACCTGGGAGAGTAAAGACCCTTTGTTAGCGACTTGATCCAGTACTTTTATGTATTCCTCGGCTTGCTTAGCAGTTTCTTTACTTATTAAATCTTCAAGGCCCTTTATTTGAGCCTGCCTAACAAGCGAATTAGTTAATTTCTTAACAGATTCGTTTACTTTCTCTGTCTCAATATTTTCAAGCGTTAGCTTTGGTAGATACTTGTCGTATTCTGTATTAAGCTTATCAAGGGCCTGCTGCCTTGTCGAATCAGCTAATGCCTTGTTCTGCGCGATTGATACTAATGATTGTATAGTGGCAACCTCGCCGGCCACGGAGGCCGCACCATCTGACATAGATTTGGCAAGATCCCGATTTGCTTGTTCAAGATTTGAAGTCAGGCCGAAAACAACATTGATAGCATTACTTAAGGATCCGTATTTCTGAACCGCTACAGTGATAAGACCGGTCACGAGTGACAGTCCAAGGCCAACGCCTCCCGCACCTAATAAAGATGAGCCAAGGGCTTTTAATGCGCCTGCAGATGATCCTGATTCGGTCTTTAATCTTTGGAAGGATTCAAGTAGGGGATTGATGTTATTCTGAATGCCGATAAACCCGAATGGCGCATCTTGAGCGACACGTCCAAGGTTTTGTAATGCTGTTCCTGCCTGATTAGCTCCGGGCCTAATGCCGCCCAATCCTTTCCCTGCCGTTCCTACACTTTTATCTAACGCCGAAATTGCAGTCTGAGTTCTTGCTGCTTCGGATCTTAATTTTGAGAATAATAATGGATCGGTATTGGATTGTAGTTTTGTACGTATATCAGCGAGCTTTGCCTGCAGCTGATCGAGAGATGTTACTGATATCGGAACTTTAATTCCGGCCCCTGTAGATGACCGTAAATCATTGACCGCTTTCTTATAAGAATCCAGGGAGGCTACTGATGCGCTGATTGCAGGCGGTACCCTTCTGAGATTGTCTACAACTCCTGTAACATCCAGTTTGGGAGGTTGCACGAACGCATTTCCCAATGCCTGAAAAGAAGTCAATGCAACATCAACTTCTTTTTTTACCTCTGTTGCCCCAACAACGATATTGCGTAAATCAACTTTAGGAAGTTGTACAAATGCCTTTGATAATCCGGTGAGCGTTTTGGTAGCCGATCCGACATCTTTATTTAATTGCTCAAGACCAGTAGCTCCAAACTTGACACCAATATTGTAATCAGGCATTATTCTTGAGTTTTATTCGTTTGGCTTTTTCTTTTATCCTCTTCAGTCTTTCATCAGTCCAGCCCACTTCTTTTCTCTCACCATAGATATCCGGGAAAATGACGTCAATACCTTTTTTCACATCTCGCTTATCCATGTGAGGCAGCATGCCCACAAAAGTTGCCATCCTCAAATGATGGAAATCTATTCGTTTGCCTGCCTGATAGAAATCATAGAATCCTTTCCTTTTGTACATGAACTCCTCAAAAGAGTATCTGTCAAAGTCCCATGGATGAAGATTTAGTACCCCGAACGCATCAGAGAGTATATCACTGAACGTTAACGGGGCTGGGCTGTGTGTCGTCCTTGACCTCCGGCACGTCTGGTGAATAGGCTTGAGTGAACGCTATAACGATTTCCGTCATTAGTGAAATGGTCAGGTAATCGTCTAATTGCTCCTGAGTGAAGAAAGGCTTTTCGGTACCCAGCTCCGTCATCACACCGGCATTGATAACTTCCTGGGAAAATAGAATCATCCCCAGCATGTCCTCCGTGTTAACCGGCCTGAATGGGTCGTTGCCAGCCAGATCTTTCATCCTCCGGAGGGTGCCCATATTAAATTTCAAGGTTACTTCCTGATCACCGAGCGTCAGGATCATTTTATTCTTTGCCATATTTCCAGTTTTATGATGCAGGAGTGGTAATTACAACGCCTGAGAATGAGAATCCCCATGAGAATGTCAGGAGATTGTCTGCAGGGGCTGCGTGGCCAAGAGATGTAAATCTTCCTTCGCCTTCTTTGTAGATAGCTTCCCCATCACCAATGGTTCCGTTATCCAGGTTAAGGTAACGGCCTCTTGCTTTGGTTTGGTTCTGCAACAGGGCATCAATTTCTTTGTACGATGCTTCATCCGCTTCAGGAGCCGCATTCACAACTCCGTTTCCAGATACAGCATTGGTTGGCTTGCTGGCAGAAGAGAAGGTTGCGCATTTGGTTACCGTATCGTTTACTGTCGCCTGACTATCGGACGAGTTGTCGGTTTCGCAACCAATAGTTTTCCAATCGTAGGGCGCAATAAGGTCAGTTGAATACTGAAATACCACTTCTAACCCTTGAACTTCTGTAGCTGCCATTTTATTGAATTATTATGTTTGAAAATACTAGTGTCTTAACTATTCTATAATCGTTTGAATTTTCTACTTGCGAAATACCTGATGTATCTGTGCTTATTAATTTCGGAACATACAATCGAAATCCACTTTCGATTTGAAGCGTAGTTGTCTTACGTGTCGGGAATAAGCGTTGCGTAATCTGATCCGCTACTAAGTCAACTATCTTTTTAGTGCCCGCTCCTTTCATTGTGTGAACAATTCCTAAAATAATTTCACTGTACGACCTGTAACTACACTTCGTGTCTTCTGCCCGCCCGTTTTGACTCCAAACGAGTATGTAGATACTATTTTCTGTTTTAAATTCCTCAAGCTTTGAATCTGCTATTGGGATCGGATTTCCTTCAATAACTATCTGATTGCTCAGAGCTGCGAAATATGCCCGTCTCAATGCCAGATCAAAGTCTTTCATAATCCCTTCATAATATTTTCGATACTCTTTATCAGTTCGTCCCTGACTATAAACACATTTTTAAAGAAGAAAGGATGCGGGTTAACGCCGTTCTTTCTTATGCTCCGAGCAATCACAAAGGCTAATGCCTTATCCTGTTTCTCTTTAGTTGCTTTGTTCCCGGTTCTCCTTTTCGTCTTTACTGAGTAAGTACCGGCTATCTTTTTTCTTTTTACCCATGCCTGAATTGCGTCCTGCATACTTGGCCCGCCCTTCGGCCCCGGACCCTGAAACGAGGAGGCGTAAGCCATCAATTCGGCTGGTATACGTCTCTTACTTTTCGTTCCCCACTCCATGTATGCAGCGGTTCGGTTCTGCACTACTGTTGTGAACGCTATCCCTGTGGATTGATTCACCGTTATATTCTGCCTTAATGTTCCTCTGTCGCCCGGCGCATCTTTAACTGCTAACCTCTTTACCCTTTCTGCACTCAACTTTAATTCACTCGATACCGCTTTCTGTATTCTCTCCGGAAATGTTTTGAACCGACTTAACACCTGTTCTAGTCCTTCCACTTTTATTGAGAATGGCATTAGTTTAATCTTTTAAACGCCTCAATCAATGAATCCAGATTGCACTTAATTCCGCTGAATCCGAATAACCATGGTTGATGTGACGTTATCATAAAATCTCAATTAACGTGAACTCTAAAAACATTCTATTCTCTTTGTATCTGTTCCAGGTAATAATTGAATACTCCCGGTTATCTCGTATAAATCTTGTGTCCTTGGTTATATTCGCCTCTATGTCATTTCTCCACCAGATGTAAGCCCTGTACTCATTGACTATTTGGTTATACCCCTCTTCTGTGCTGTTGAATCCCATCTTCTTTTGAAAGTACCCTCTCGTTGTTAAGAAGTGTTCATATACTGCGGCATGGCCGCCGGCATCATCAGCCTCCTTTGTAGGGTTTTCAAGCCTGCAAGGTTCTTTAAACATCGATCCGGTTACAACAGCCATACATTTCTTGAATGAGGTTCTGCGAGCAATAAAGCACTATCACATAATTTATTTTCTGTCGTTCCCCGGTTCTCATACCTGAAGGCAATCTCTTCGAGTAACGCCATCTTTAAATCTTCGGGTAGCGTTGTAAACCCTGCCGTATAAGTCACGTCAACATAACAGCTACACGGGCTTTTCAGGGTCTTGAATTCTATTCCCTGTAATGTATAATCATCTGCCTCTATCGTGTCGCCATCCTCGTCTATAATCGCTGTAATAGCTACTGTCGGTCCGTATGGCAATTCGATATTTCCCTTCCCGTTATTTAGAATAGCTCTGACCGTCTTGGGGCCAAAAGAAACACCCGTGTACTTTTCAAGCCTCTTTCTGCAGGACTTCATAAGGCTGGTCAGCTTAGTATCATCATCAGTAAACTCATAGCTACCTTCCGTATCAAACTGCATATTTAAATGCTGCTTTACCTCAACCAGTGTTACTGGTTCAGCTGACAGGTCGGTGACAACTTTAAAATCTATGACGGCGTTGTAACTCACTTGCCTTTATTAAATGCTGTTTCGTTTTCTTTTCTGAGCTTCTTCACCGAGTCACTTTCGGTAATCCTGATAGATGTTTTTTTCTCCGGCGTCGGATCCATTTCTTTTTTCGGCGCGTGCCCTGTTTCTTTTTTCTCCGGAGTCGAGTCAACTTCTGCTTTTTCTTGCATATCGATAATTTCAACCAGTCCGGAAGCGGCCAATTCTTTAGCTACACGATCAGGCATTTCTATTTCCTGACCTGCTTTTAGTTTGCCGTAATCCCCGACCGATGTTTGAAGTGCTTTTACTTTTACCATAACAATGATTTAAAAAGGGGAGGCCGTAACCTCCCCCGGTTATTATTTAGGATGCTGGTAACAGTGCTGTAGTAGCAGTAGAGAAAGTACCCTTAATGATACCTGCAGGCCTGAAGATTGGCAGCGCAATTCTTTTTTCAATCACGATAGTGATCAAGTTTTTAATCGCGTTGTCCTGATCCTGATCAAAGAACCTAACGGTTGTGCCCGCACGATCAAAGATCATGGCGGCCCGTGGCTGCATTACCAGGAAATCATCCTCAACAACTGAAGTATGCTCGATAATATTTATTCCAATTTGCTGACCCAGGTTCACACCGTACGCAGACAGGAACATGTAGTTTCCGCTGGTATCTTTGCGAGAGGTCATATTGAAATAGTCATCCGGAGCAACGAGGGCAACGAGAGGCCCGTTTAATTTCGCGTTACGAAGCTGTTTACGTGCAGCCCTGAGTACATCGAATTCATTCGGAGCTGTCACTGTAGAAGTACCAGCGCTGAACGTGGTTGCGTTCGGGAATAATCCGGAAAGATTGTTCCCAACGTTATTGCCATACAAAATCTGATCGTCTTCAACAACAGCAACTTCTTCAAGCCCGATCATTGTCAGGAATGATTGCAGGTAAGGAATATCCTCGATCATTTCTTCTGGCACCCGGAAGTGAACGGCAATTTTACGGACAGGTGCGTCATAGATGGCAAGGTCCCTGTCCGCTTGAGGTTTTGCGCTACCCTCTGCAACTGTTGTTGGCGCACCTTCACCACCATTATCACGGATATACCGGATAATATTAGAATTGGTCGTGCCAACAGGCAGAATATTCCGCATGTGTGTTTCTTCGTACGGAGCGGAGATTACACCTGGCACCACCGTTGGCTGCACAAAATAAGAACCGGTTAAATGGGTAGAGCTACCCATGATAGCAACAGCTTTCTTATCGATCTCAATCGAGAAGCCCTTACCGTTGCCTTCGCGATATTGTTTCAACGCGTCTTTTTTCGCATCGAGCATTTTACCTAAAACACCGTCGAATGTATTTGGCTGGGCACCTCCCTGTGGAAATTCTTTTTGCTTGGCGATCTGTTCATTAATCCACTTTTGGTTAGCTACTGCATTTGTCTCAAGTGTAGCGACCTTACCTTTCAGTTCGATATTTTCTGTCTTCAATGTTTCTATTGAAGCGAGCTGGCCTTTTAGTGTATCGATTTGGGCGGTTATCTCCGCTTTAGCAGCTGCATTAACCTCTGCTTTCAGTTTGGCTTCAAGAGCCTCTAACTGTGCTTTTAATTGAATAGGATCCATTTTTAACCCGTTTTAATTTTGAATGAATTGTTTGAATACGTCCAGATATTTCTCTGTCTGACCGGCTTCAACTGTATTCACTACGGGTTGAGTGGCTCCTTTATAGAGTTGTAATAATCTTTCTTTTGATTGTCCGATCTTAATATCAAGTAGCTCGAACGCCTGATCGGATAGGTGCCCGGACTTAAATAGTTTGGTAATTGATTCGATCTCTTTTAGTTCATTTTCGAATGCGGTTACGCTCTCTTCCTTGGTGAGATCCTTGAAGGACTTTCCTACAGCAAGCGTAGGCGTGAAGATGTTCGCACCCCACAGCACAGCCGAGCCTTCGTAGAGTTTTACTTCTTTAATGACTGTGTACCTGGCATCCCAATTATCATCGTTGAAAACTTCGCGCTTAATGGTTGAGAAACCTATAGAGTGTTGGTTGATTGCGCCGGCTACATAGAATTTAAGCACATCATCACCCCATTTGGTAGCAGGAATATCGGTTACTCCATACAGGTAGTCGCCTTCAATTCCTAGTTCGTGGAACTTACCCACAGCGTCTTTCAAGGATGCCCGATGATCAGTAAGGTGCCAGATAAGATCGGCGCCTTTTGGTCCTCTTTCGGTAATGGTTTTATCAAACGCAGTTTTTTCGATAATGTCTTTATCGAAGTCCATAACCCCGACGCGGTTCAATGCAACCTTAACACGACGAGACTTATCGTCAACGTCAAGCGTTTTACAGGAGTTGTTCTTTATTTCGTAGCTCATTTATATTTCATAGTAGTAGAATTATGAGTTAACGTAGTTTACAATGTTTGAATAATTTTCTTTGATTCGGCAATCCTGTCGTCAACAAGTTTGCCCTCTTTTCTCAGCTCCTCGATATATTCAGTATCCATCTGAAGGGCAATTTGATCAACATATTTATCATGCTCTTCCTGGTAGGTCCTGGCATATATATGCATAGGTTTTTGCTGCTCATCATTTGCGAAATGCGGAGACCATATCCCATAAGTGCCCACCTCGGTAGACACTACTGAAAGCAGCTGTACCCATCCCTTATGCCAAAAAGCTTGTTTTACTATGTGCTTAGCCATGATCTATAATTATATATGCTGCCAAATCTTTCTGTGACAATTCTTTGTATGGTAGCTCTATTAACGCCGTAGCTTACAACTACCTTGGTATGCCTTCCATATTTCCATTAAAGCATCATTTCGTTTTGTCTGCCCTGAATTATCGGATTCATTATTTTCGGTATCAATCTGCCCTGCTCATCTCGTTTTGGCACTATAGCTTGCAAGCACCGACAAAGAATAATTTCTTTTAATGGTCCTTCCGGATCCCCAGGATACATTAAGCCAATACTATACGGCTGGTCCATCTCTCTCATTTCTCCTTCCACTATCAAATGTGAATGCCGCCTACGGTTATCTGGAATCGATATCCACTCTTTCACAACTTGGTAGTCGTACGCGCCTGCCGCAACAATGGTCCCGTAATTCGCAGCCCTATTGCTCTCTGTGCGCACGATTACCTGCGCCCTGTGTCCCAGGTATACCTTATCGTTAATCAACCTCACCATCTCGTCGACTGACAATCCTTCAGATATCCCCCGCTCCATAATCTTCAGGATATGCGCCTTCGTAGTTTCGGAGATATTATTCACCGATTCCAAAAGATGCAGTCTGAAGTATCTTAAGATTTCTTCCGTCCACTGCTCATTATATCCGAATGTCCGGTACTTGAGTTGTGGTGAAGCAGCAAGTAATCCAGAGTATGTTCTGTTAGCCAGCCATAAACCAGCTTTTAAATGCATATCCCTGACAACGGCTGTCATCTTAAGATTAAACGAGAAGCTGTTTAAATGACTTCTTGCTTGATCGATCCCTGAGGCTTTTAATACCTCTGTTAAAGAACTGATCTGACTTTTAAGAGCCGTGTACACCCTTGTGATATATCTTGTCTCTATCGCTGTCAGAATGCGCTTATATTCTTGAGCCTTTTTATTTCGTTCTGTTCGGGTCATGCTGGCAATCCCAGTGTTAATCGTTCCTTTTTAAACTCTGTTCTATAATCCTCAAGCCTTTGTTTCACATCAGGCAACCCATCCAACTCAAACAACTTTTCTTCACACCATACCCTTGTGCATTTTGCTTTATTACTTTTTGTCCTGTTACAATCCCCGCTATAGATCCGCCACTTAATAGCCGCTATTTCAACCAGCTTTATCATCAACTCCTCCGGTGTCATAACTTCGGATCAACATCGTTATCAATTCGGTCCAGTTCGTTTTGCAGAGAATCAGGATTCGCATCGTTGATTTCTTTCAAGCTGGAGGGTATAAAATATTTGTTTAACATAGGTTCATTCAAATCTTCATCTCCGCCGGTCATTAACCTCTTTTCCTGACCTGTGTAGTACCACATCTTTTCCAGGCGGGCAGCTAACTGGTTCTGATCTTCGATTAACTCTGGATAGCACTCAAGGCTATAATCGACATATAAATTCTTGTCTCTGTACAGTTTTGCGATCTCGTTCCAGTCGTCCCTTAGGCTTGAAAGCTCCGGTATAACTGCCTGGGTAATCAACTGCTTCATCCATGCTTTAATATTATTATCGGTAGCATTTGCTGAGGCTGACCACAACCCCGGAGGTGCGTGGAATATGTTACAAATCTTTTCATCCGTGTACCTCTCCTGATTGATCAGGTCCATATCTACCGCAGTTTGTCCGAAGTTGATATACCCTAAGTCTCCGTTTGCTATTGCTATTGCCGCCGCATTCTCAGATCCAAGTATTTCCTCGTTCAGCTTGTACTTCAGCTTACCCTCTTTCACTGAATCCATATCCTTAGCGCCCTGAAGCTTATTAAACAAGATCCCCGCTGCTCCTGCCTTGTCTAGCAATGTCACGGCCCTTCTCTCCGCTTTATTCGATCTATCCAGCGTTCGCCTTCCAGATTGCATTGGAGCCATCCCCCACAAATGAGATCCGGATCCATCAAACGTGAAATTTGGATAACGCGAATGAATAATAAGGTTCGGTTCAATCCTTGCATTAACCACCATCTGAAATTCATAAGCTATGATATCATACATCACACTACCAGCTAGGATATTTGCGCATTGAGGCGGGAGGTTATAAATTGCGATTGGTTTTCCCGCATCTGCTCCCGCATCAAGCACATTCTTAAACCAGAGCCTGTTACCGGTTAATAGCTTGTATCCTATACTTAGCTGAGTAAACTCATTGCCGCCCTGGTATTTATTTGGTTTTTCAATTAGCGTGTTTAATTCGTGGCTGGTATCCTCTTCATAAGTCAGTGACTTAATTCTAGCCGCTTGCTGTAAACTTTCAGCCGTGGCTCCCGACCCCGTGAAGGCTTTATACTTCAAGTGTTTTGCCTCTTGCCCATCTTTAACACGGTAAACCTTGAACGGTGCCAATGCAGCACTTCTCATGATCCGGTTTACCACAGAATACAGTGTAGCATTATCCGCATAACCCTTGTCTATATATTCATCCATCTTCCAATCAGAAGGTGAATAAAGCGATAGTCCGACTGCCCTAAATAATCTATTCAAAGAACTTTGAGCCTGCATTACAGCAGACCCTTGCGACGCGTCAACGAACCCTAATGGCCTAAGCACCGATCTTGCCGCCTGTCTTATTATATTCGCCATTTAGAGTATATCAAATTCGTATTCTGGTATTGATAATTTTGTGAACACCCCATATCTGGAAGCATCAAGGGCATGATCATTAAACTTCACTGGTTCATCCAACACTTTACCATCCTTGTCAATCTTCCACTTATAGCTCTTGAACTCTTTTATTAAATTGACCGATCTTTCTGTTACGTAAATCGGCATTGACTTCATCATTCTTATTCCCTCTGTGACCGCTTTAACCGCTGGCTTCGCATTATATCCCGCTCTTACTAGTTCTTCAATAGTTTTCGGCTCGGCATTATCACAGAAAATCTCGTCATTCTTTGTTATTCCTAAAGTCTTATATCTTTCGGTAAGATCATTAGTGGTAAGTTTTGTTTCATAAAGCAACTCATCTAAATAAATCGCTCCTTCGTAATGTTCGATGTCAACCAAAGCCGACGGAACATTAAACCCGAAATCCTGACCGTAAAATCTCTCTCCTCTTCCAGGCATTTCCTTAATAATCTTCCAGTGCGTATAAATAGTTTCGCTGCTCGTTCCTCTTAAACCTAGCCCGAAAACCTTCCATAGATTTTCGTCCGCATCTTTAAGCGCCTCTATTTCTGCAACCTGCTCCTTACTAAGATTCGCCCGGTTATGGGTGTAATTGCTTACTATTAGCTTATTACCTTCTTTATCCGCTACATCATACACCCAGCTATATTCATCTGCCGGATTGAAATCAATAAAGATTGTTTCAGTAGTCCGCATCGCCAGCTGGATATAAGTTGCATGGCTTAATAAATTAGCCTCGTTTACATACAGAATGTCCCGCCCCGGGCCCCTGACTTTTAAACTATCCTCTGCTCCAAAGAACTCTATATAACTACCCGTTGCCGGGAATGTATAAATCTGATCTGTTCGGTTAAAGTTGTTCTCGTTGAATAAATTCAGGTCTTCGAGAATCTTCAGTACGTCTTTCCTTGCTCCTTTTTTTAAATGCGGCAAAGACGGGCTTACTACACTTATCTCCTTTTTACCGAACTCTTTCTTACTTGCCAGCGCTACCATTAGCTGACTGAGCGAATATGTTTTACTTGACCTTGTGCTCCCTTGATTCGCTATTACCCTAAACTTCCCGCTTTGATACGCTTTCAGATTAGCATTAAAAACCGGCGTTGTGCCGTGATTAATTTTAGTCTGTAAGCGGAGCGTTTCCATCCTGATCAACAAAATTTATTACTAACCCGTCCGGTGTTCTAATGTCGTGTTCCTGCTTATCTCTCCACTTATCCTTCTGCCTGTTCTTAAGCCAGAAGATTGCAGCTGCTGTATCAGGGGGGTAGTGTTTAGTTAACGGCGTTGTTATTATCTGCCCCTCAAACATCTTTATATCTACATCCGCATGTTGATAGCCTGTTGCTCTTTTAAATAGCTTTTCGGCCACTTCAGCATCCGCAATTTCCTTTCCCTTCTTTATGGACTCAAAAAACTTAGGGTGCTCAACCTTCCAATTATTAATAGTTTGCTCAGTTACTTCAAAGAAATCAGCCAGCTCTTTATCTGTCGAGCCCAGCTTACAGAGCTTCTCTGCTTGCTTGTTAAACGCCGTTCGATAGTCGGTTGGCCTACCACCTACATTCTTATCTCCAGGTTCCTGCATCACTTCTTGATTGACGTAAACGACAAAACCCGGAGCCTTTTGAACTCCGGGTAAAACAAATATTAATCTGAATTAAACTTTTTCGGGAATTGGCTGCCATTGCTCGTCAGCTACCACGGGCTTCAAATGACTGGAGCCTGTGAGTGATAGACTAGCGTGTTTACTGGCAATTAACTGAACGCTACCGTCGGGTAGGCGTGGGGCATTGGCTAAAAATTGAATCAACTCTTCCGCATCGATAGTGATAGAAAGATGATCGTCTTTATCAATTACGGTGAATCCATTAACAAATTGAAGTTGGTCTCCCATATTGGAGAAGTAAATTGTACTAAATATATTAATACAACAAAAATTATTTTTCACTTAGGCGTGAAGTGAGAAATTTATTTTTTAAATCTACATGGCTTTCATGCCGAGATATCGTTTTATCTCACTCTTCCCGTCTTTAGAACGATTAACTTTTGCACGTTCATATTTTTGATGGCTACATACTGAACAAGAGCAGGGCGCTCCATGGCTTCTGTATGCGGTATAATTGTGAGGAACTCCGTTAACGGTTGCTTTCGGATTCTTAACGCATTCTTTCGGAGCCTTAATTAACTTTAATCGCTTTTTGTATTTCAGTATTTTCAACTCATGCCGACGCGCCTTATTCATCTCTTACTTATTTACAGTCGTTACAATCCCTCTCTTCCCTTTCACCTCGAAATTGCTAAAGAATAAATCTGCCTGCCCTTCAAGTGCCAGGGATCTATCTTTCTTAAGATGTATCTCCTGCCATTCCTGTAAGTCTTCGGGTGGGTTGGTGATTGGTTCGAGGAAGGCGAATAGTCTTTTATCGTGGTAGAAGTGATCGAAAGGGATGTGGAGAGCCTGCCATCCGTGTTCTGGTCCACAGTCAACCGCGATACGGAAGACGCCTTTATCCTTTACTGCGTATGTTTTGTTTGTCATTGATTATATTTTAATCTAACCCTGATTCTCTTCTACGCTCCATTTCATAAAGCTCTGTCGCTTCTCTTTCTTTTCGATCTTTCTCTAGCGAGTCCCGCGTGCCGGTAGACCGGGATAAAAAGGCAATGACAGCGAGAACGCACAATCCTAATATTACTTCTAAACTTGACATGTTTTAAAATTTAAATAGTACTGAAATCACAACCTCACCTCCCGGCCTCAGCAGGTTTCTTAGCTTGTCACATTATAAGTGAATATTGAGAAGTCGTTAAAAATTTCTCCGGTTGCTTTATATTCCCCTTCTGGAATTGATATCAGATCCATGTCAAATGGAATAACAAGCCTTTTACCATCGGCTGGCCCCTCTTTTAGTAAAGCTTTTTTTCTTAGCCCAGCAGCAATATCTTCTTGTTGTTTGCGCGCTTCGGCCTTCATCTTTTCGCTTTTTGCCAAAAAAGCTTCCTTAAACTCTAACAAGTCCATGTACTTAATTTTACTAAATATACTTTTTGTTTCTATAGGAGCAATTTAACCTGGGATCGGGTGGTATGGTACAGCGTAAGCTTTATTTGTCATGGGGTTTTCAAATTCAAATTTTGCTGCAAATTATCAATCAGTTCCGCTCTCGAAAGCGCCCAAATTGATTTTAAACTTAGAATGGTGGCTTTAAAACCTTCAATTGATCGAGTAAAGAAGAAAAGACGGTCTTCAGGCAGTAAATCACCTTCGGCACTTCCATTACTGAAAAACCATTCTTCCTCTGGTCCGGATCCAAATCTATACACTCTAATACCTCGATCATAATGTTCGGCTGCGACGTTCGCAGATTCTTCAAATGCCTGCAATTTTTTGATTATTTCTTGCGATATCATATTAGCTGTTTAAACTTATCATAATGATTGCCTCGGCTGCCAGTTTTCTTAGAAGTCGTCGGGTCATTTCATCTTCTCGTTGCTTAGCCGCAAAGATTCGATTCCATTTATCCACATCATATCCGAAAATTTCAATTTCATACCCCTTGCTTTTGTTCGCTTCAGGTAGGCCGGCAAACCAATATGTAAGGCCTTCGGGTTGATCATGCATAGTTTTAATTGAAAAAGTTAACGAAAGAAATGATACCACAGCGCAATACAACAAATTAACTTTTAAGTATTGAAAGTCAAAATTTATTGCCTTTTCGACTTTTTCAGGTTTGATTGCAATGATTATGAGGAGACTTCTTTAGGTCCACACAGCTTACTTTTTTTCTAATAAGAAAATCTCAGGTATAGATTCGAGTAAATAGAAAATCCATTTTTATCGCGCTTGCATTCAATAAGGCCGGTCTCTCGTGCTGTCCTTAATTGATCTTTTGTTTTCCAGGGAGTGATTTGTCGGACCTGGCTAACTTTAATCCAGGTCTTTCTTTTAGCTGGTGGTCGGCTGTTTCTCAGGAGCCTTTCTATTCTTTCAAGGCGTTGGCTGATATGGTCAAACATTTCGTATGAATTCATTTTTAACATGGCGATTGAGGTAATCGTTCAAGCATGAAAATTACTCTGCTTTATTACTGAAGATTCATCTACTAATCTAAAGTATAATTCCTCAATTTTCCAAACGAAAAGTTCAAAAATCCTGTAGGACCCGAATAAGGAACACTTAGCATTAGTGGCAATCAATATTTTATGGTTGTTCAAATTTATTTGCCAAACAATTGCCAAACAATCTCTTGTAGTCTAATCAAACTTCAGACTACTTACAAGAGATCCTATCTCTTCCGCGTCTTTGGACTCACCTTCACATCGATCGATCCATTTACCGGTTAAATCAACTACTAGATCCATCAAATACTTTCCGTCGCGCCAGACTATGTATATCACATGTCCTCTTTCGAAAGATTTATAGACTTCCAGGTTGTGGCGTATACCCTTGGGATCTGTATAGGTTGTTTGCATTAAATGAAAATACGGGAATGGTAAATACGGGTGATGGTGAAAAAGGTAATTTCTACCGCTTTTTCACGACATTAAGAAAGTGAGGAAGTTTCCAAAATCTTCAGCCCTGTCGTGGAACTTACCATCAAAAACCCATTTATCATTCTTTCTCAGCCGGCCTTGGTAAAAGTTGTTGATCAGGAAATGATATACGCCCGTATCCCCCGCGCCCATTACAGGTGTAAATACTCCGAAATACCTGGTGTTATCATGGGTAAAATATATTTGAATAGAGTTTTCCATTGGCGCAAACATAAAATTTTATCGACTCCTCCGACAAAATCATTTGCTCGTTTGAAAAATAAAATTACTTTTGCCTTATGAATTTAATTAATCAACAGCAGTTCTGTTTTATCGGTCATCGACTGAGCAGATAAGCTATTGATCAAACTCGATACTTACCCGCTTAGTTAATTCTGAGCGGGTTTTTTGTTTTTGGTAATTAACCTAACCTGGTGGAAGCGGCAGACTGAAAATCTGTAGGGGCTGGATCGTAACCAGCAATTACCACATGGCCGGTTGCCCGAGCGGTTAGGGACCCGTCTGCAAAACGGGATACACCGGTTCGAATCCGGTACCGGCCTCAACATTTGCCTATGGTGTAACGGTAGCACATTAGATTTTGGTTCTAATAGTCATGGTTCGAATCCATGTAGGCAAACAAGATTAGATTCGGGTGATTCAACTTTTAGGAGGCGCATCTGGCTTGGCGATCACTTTCAGAATGAACTTTTCACTTAAGCTTTCTACCAGATACTCGTAACCTCTCTGATCGTTATGTGCTCGATACGTTATTATTCGTTGCTTCCTTGCTTGACTTAATCGTTGACCATTCCATCCCGTAAGATCTATTATAAATTGAGCGCTTACCCATGTTTCCTTAAAACTGGCCTTATAAAAGATCTTTCCTTTTTGCCTATTCAGCAGTTGATCCAGCTTCTCGTTTATTTTCTCGAATTCGGCCTTTATTTCTTCACGAAGAGGTTGTGGCAAAACCGCTTCTGCCTCCTTTATTGTGATAGCAGCATCATTTTTTATTTTTTCTATCCATTTTTTTGCGTTTATGGCATCTCGTCGTTCCCATTTCGCACGAAGTATTTCCGACCATTCTTTTATCTCTTGTTGTTCTGCAGCAGCCTTTTCCTTCTTTGTCAGCTTCTTTGGTGGTACAATTGGTCGCGATGGATCCAGAAATCTAAACTTTTTAGGCTTCTCTAGTGCAAGTGTTTCTACCTTCTTGTCAATAACGGATGCGGTCTTAAGCGGGTTCATTTGGCCAAGTTTTCTTGATTAAAAAAACTTCTGGAATGGATTCTAATAGGTATTGATAAGTCTGCGTCTTCGAGTGCTTGAACTCTATAATACCTTGCATTCTCGCAGATCTCATCTGTTCTTTAGTAAATCCGGTTACATGCATGACCCAGGAAGAGTTAACCCATGTTTTTTTAGATGAAACTTTAATGAGATCCCTTAGAAGCCTCTCTATTCTCTCCAACCTTTGATCCGTTGTCATAGTAATTTTTTAGAAAGAGTTTAGGTATTGATTCAATTAAATACAAATACCCGCCTGTGTCTGCCTTTTTAAATTTTACAATCCCTTGCTCGCGAGCCATTCTCATGCGTTGATTGTCCCAGCCTGTAAGATCAACAACCCAAGATACTGACACCCATGTCTGAGTATTTTTCTGGTCAATGAGAAGACTCAGTTTTTTATTTATCCTCTCGAAATATGCCTTTGTTTCCGCATCCATAAGTTATGATTTTTCTCTGCAAAATATAGCTTCAAATGGAGGAGAGCCCAAATATTTACATCAGAAGGCTAAGTTGGAGGCAGGGAAAAAGTCACGTATATTCGGTAGCTAAACTTTAAACTATGCCTAAACCAGATTTTGTTCTCGTAAGTAAAGGAAATGACTTAGATTTTATGAATGAAGTAATTTCATATTTAGAGCAGGGATATGAGCTACATGGGTCAACTATCGTTATGCAACAGAATAATGAATTTAATGATGACTTTCTCAGGTATATTCAACCCCTTTACAAAGCAGGAGAGAAGTCCAGGGAAGTGAGAGTTATGGATTAAGACAATTTCGTTGAAAAATCTTATTAATTTCTTAAACTTTCATTTTTGGGTTGGCAAGTAATCGCAACAATTATATGAGGCGACTTATTACCGCCTTTTATATATTTATCTAATGGATTCCGGTTAATCTGCTGTGATATCTGTCTTGAGAATTCGGTAGAATGTCTCACCGCCTTCTTCTTTAAACTTTTTGAATCCGATTTTAGTAGCAATCTTCTCTGACGCTGCAGCCTCTTCAATTCCTATCTCTGGATTTATAGAAATGGTCATTATTTCTCTATCCTGTAATAAATGTGGAATAATTGATTCCTGTAGCGGCTTGATTAGGCATCCTTGTCTCCTATGTTCAGGTAGTACCGCCCAATGCAGATCTTCCATCATTTCGTAAATGGCGGCTACGTAAGTACCCCCATTATTTTTAATTAAGTAGAAGGGGTATGTGCGAGATCCACCCGGTTGCGACTTCATTCTATGTATTGAGGAAAATATTCCGTATTCGACATCTGCTGAGACACGGGTAGATTTAAAGTGACTTTTCTTAAGGTTATTAAGGTCAACCAAAACCGATAAAATTGTTTCAGTTGTCATTTGACATCTTTTTTAAGTGCTGTCCATTTCACCCAGTACTGAACAAATCTTAATACAGCATCAGATTTCAATACAAAAAATTGATCTTCTGGTCTATTCTCGCAATACCAATCAAAGAAATTACCTGGCCCGCTTCTCCACTCTGGCATAAGCTGATAATAATCACCTTCTTCTACTACGCCAAAATATCTCCGATTAGACGCTTCGGCGAAATCCCATTTTTCTCCGGTAACCTCGAAAATATACTGATAATAATCTTGGTCAGTTACAAATTCTGTGATGTTTCTTGTCTTGCCGGTCATTAGTTTGATGTTTAGTTTAACAATTAATACAAATCACAGATCACAGATCACAGATCACCAGTCTTAAGTGTCCATATGCCTTTCAATTTTATAACGGGGATCTCGGATAATATGAATTCTATAATCCTCATGAAATACCAGAGTGATTATATAGTCATCTGCTTCGGTTTCCCCGATTGGACTAAAAACCAACCGGTAGGGTAGATATGAATTTTCTCTATGGCACAATAATACTATCTCTTCGCCGCCTCTTGCTTCATAATGCCCAACCTCTTTCAGTTGACAGTCTTTAAAATTCCAAATTAAGCAGCTCAGATTATAAGTTTCCATCACTTGGAGAGCTTCAGTTAAATCGGCAATTGCTGCGGTGTTCATTTGTTTTGTTTTAGAGATTAAATAATTTACATACCCACGGCATCTCTGGTTCAATTTCAACGACACCCGCCTTCCACATGCTACACCACTCGCTAAAGTCAAAAGCTTGCCCAGAAGCTACAAGGTCATTGAGATCGCCTCCCCAACCATATATAGCCTTTACACTGTTCGCATAAGTTATCTGTAATGCTTTTGTGTTTTTAAAAACGTTCTCTGGACCGCCCTGCAGGATAACTAACTGGTGCCAGCGATCCTTATAGTTGAACGTTTCCGGACTGGCTTTGGCCGCAGCAGAGAACACCTCATCTTTTTCCATCGTCGTAGTTGTGTCTATGAGGTCTAAGAATATGACCTTGTCCACACTAAAAAGCTGTTCGGGTGATTCTATAACTGGCAGCGATGAAATTTTAATCTTCTGCATTATTCTTCATTTTGGACGGTCAATCGGCCATCGGCTCCTTCGATCTTTTTGGTAAAGCGACCGGAATAGCATGAGTATGTCCTTTATCAGATTTCAACGTCCTCTTTATTGCCCCGAGTAAAATTGTACCATTGTCTTCTGTGTCAGCGCTATCTAACGAATGTATTAATTCTTCCCGGTGTAAACGAATGAGAATATCCCCACTCACAAGTTGTTTTACTGTAATTCCCTTAAAGCTTTGTTGTTCAGCGCCAAATTTTCTTTTGTCATTCATAGTAATTGAGTTTATTGGTTCTTTATATTTCTGCATTAACGTTTAATAAGCGATTTATCTCGGTTTTTGAGTACCGCATCTTACAATCCCCTGAGTTCCGGAAACTTCGCTTCCATCTGCTCGGCCAACAGTTCCAGAAAAAACCACTCAAGATCAGAGGCGTCTTCATCTTTCATCTTGTCTTCGTTACTGCCTTTATCAACTAGTGAAGGGCTGGGGTGTAATTGTGCTTTTTTTGACCTCTTAATAGTTTTACGCATTTACTTTTTAAGCAAATACAGAAATTATTGCATTATTTCATAATTCGTCTTTGTTTCTATTTTTTATCTTATTTATGATTACTGTCTGTCGTTAATGGACTGGGAACAGATTGTATTTTATCTTTCGCATCCACATAAATTATAAAATGCTTCTTTTCTTCGAGCAGCCAGCTGTATCTATCCAACAGGTTGTCAATTTCGTATTGATATGTACACTCCTGAAGACGCGTTTTGCATGATGAGATTTGATTTTCTATACTCTTCAGGAGATCTTCGTCTGAAATACCCTCGGCCAAAAATGATTCTGCAGCTATGTGGTATTCCGCAGCTAATCTTTCAACCGCCTGGGAATAAGTTAATTCATGGACTTTCATCACAAAGCCAATGATATTACCGACCGCTCCACAATCAGTACAAAACCAAAGCTCTTTTTCTTCGGATACAACAAATGATTTTGTTTTCGATTTGCATAGAGGACACGATCCTCGCATCTGGTTTCCTTTATCGAATAAGGTTGTGTACGAATTTATATATCCAACCAGACTACATTTTTTAATTACGTTTTGAGCTAGAGTATTATTTATCATATTTAGGGAATTTAAAATGGCATCTCTTTAGAATTTGACTCGTTAAACTTATTTGGGTCGATATCGATAGAAGGCATTTTCTTCCATCCGCCAGTGCTTTTGCCAGCTTTATAAACATCATAGTCTGACTCGCTCATTAATTTCTGAATGGACTTCACAAATTTTATCGGGATCTGTTCTTTGATTCCGTTGCGGTGTTTGGCAACTTTTACCAGGATACTATCCATAAGAGATGCATCATTGCGGATATCATCTTCCGTAACCTCAATCAAAAAGAAAACAGCATCGGCGTCTTGTTCGATTGCTCCGCTTTCCCGGATATCAGAAAGGCCAGGGTTCGGACTATCGCCTTTTCGACTCAGTTGGCTGAGTGCAATTACAGGGATATTGAGTTCTTTGGCCAGCTGTTTCAATTCACGACTTATCCGGGAAACTTCTTGCTCCCGGTTCTCTCCGAAACTGCGCTGTGAAGTCATGAGCTGGAGGTAATCAATGATGATTAATCCTACCCCTTCATTAGCGACCATTAACCGGCACTTGGCTTTCAGTTGATACAAGTCTTGGCTGGGAGTGTCATCGAAGAAAATCGGCGTGGATCTGTGCTTCGTGTAGGCGATTTCAGATAATCGGTTCATATCATTATCGGTAACACGGCCGCGCTTCAGATGATACATGTCTATTTCAGATTCTGCAGATATCATTCTTAAAGCCCATTGCACTGATGACATTTCAAGCGTGAAGACCCCCACCGGAGTAGGCTTATCAGGATGAGATGCCGCATTCATTGCGAAGTTTGCTGCCACTGCACTTTTGCCAATTGCCGGCCGTGCGGCGAAGACTATAAAGTCGGAGTTCTGCCATCCTTGGGTTATCAAATCTAATTTCCGGATTCCTGAAGGAACACCTGTTAGTTCGTTACCGCTCTGCCTGACTTCGTAAACTTGCTTGACGGCTTTATCAACCTCTGTCTGGAATGTTGTGTAAGGTTTTGTCTTTTTTGAAATAGTAAGACTGCTTAATTGTTGTTGAGCTGCTTCAAGGGTTTCAAATGCATCCGCACTGTCTTCGTAAGCTTCGGATATAGCCTCACCTGAAACTCGTATTATTTCTCTTTGAACGAATTTCTGATAAATTATTTTCGCATGATACTCCAGGTTTGCCGACGACACCACTGAGTTGGTTAATTTTGTCACATAATACGGTCCACCCACTATCTCAAGCTCTTCCTTACTTTTTAACTCTTCTACTACAGTTAAGATATCTATCGGCGCATTTTTGCTTTCCAGGCGTATCATGGATTTGAATATCCGCTGGTGGGCATCGACATAAAAACATTCTGGCTGCAGGATCCTAAGAGCTTTTTCAAAAGCCTGTTTCTCCTGAAGGATGGCGCCAAGGATGGCTTCCTCCAACTCTTTAGCTTGAGGAGGAACTTTTCCGTAAACCATAGTTGATAGATCAATAGAAGACTGGCGTCGATTTTTTCGCTCCTTGTTATTTAGATTTTTAATATCCATGTTGGTTAGCTTGAAATATTTGACCTCTCACGAGCAGCCCTTATCTCATCCGCAGCCGTAATAGGTTTCACTTTAGGATCTATATCTTTTTTATCAAAATTTCCTTCGATAATTTTCATGTAGTTGACCTGGCTGTGAAATATCCAATCGAATGTGAACCAGTTCCCAGTGAGCATGAAATCATTCGCCTGATTTGCTTTTCGCATGATCTGAATGAAATCAAAAGAAGATTCCTTCAAACGAGTGGATAGTTTCTTTTTTCTGAGTTCCGTTACTTCCTTGACCAATGGAAGATTGTGTTGCCCGGCAAATAAATTCCAGAGGGCCATATATGGGTCGGGGAAAGATGGGTTATTGTTTTTTATAAAATCGTGGATTGCCTTTTTGTCTTTGGGTATTGAATTATATTTTTCCAGCAGTTCCTTTTTGATCTCCGGGGACTGGTCCCCGAGTGTTTCTTTAGAAACACTATCTACTATACTATCCTTTACTATACTATACTCTACTATACTATGCGGATTGTTCCCGGGAGGAATTAGGTCTGTATGAGTATTCTTCCCGGGAACAATTTTTACGTTACGCTCATTTTCTTGAATTTTAGTAGAAATATAATCTTCGAAAAAATCTATAATTGTGCCTTTTTTCCTGCGTTCCGAAGTCGCGAAGAGATAATTGTCCTGCATCATTTCACTGGTCAGGATGTTAGATTTGCCAAAAACTTTACTGTCAAAAAGTCCTCGTTTGACACAACACTTTATTACTTCCATTACCAAGGTCAACTCCTTTTTACATACATCGGCAGCAAACAATTCCAGAGAGTCTTCGTCATTTAAGTCAAAATAATACCCCTTTCCTTCATATGCGGACGAAAGGATGCATTGCCAAATCCAATAACCATCAGCTCCGTGATCATTGAATAATAATCGGATCTTCTTGTTTCTGATATGCGCACAGTCCAGCCTGTAAAAATCGATACCTGGTTCCGCTTTTCGAGCCATTATATAACTCCGTTTTGAGTGTGTAAGAGGTGGATTAATTTGGAAGGGTACGGAGTGGCGGGGTAGGGGCATCTAAAAGTCAGGCGGAATTAGATCGTCATATGTAAGGTTACTTATGTCTGGGCGATCAAGAATTTTGCACATCATACCGTACCATGCCATACAGGAAGCGTCATCGGGAAATATTCCTAGAATCAAATAATCCATAGGTTTTTTATCCCTGAATCCAGACAAGTTGGTCTTAATATGATCAACCAACGATTCGCGATGAAAAGCCTGCTGGCTATGGCTGAAGCACAACACGAAAAACTCAGGCGGTATTTCGATATCTCCAATGGTCATGCGCGTTCCGTTGATTTCAAATTGAACTTTACCCATAAATTTGCGTTAGGCGGCTTTCGTTAATTGGTTTCTGCGAGACTTTATTTGTTTTGCCGATTCTGCGATCTCTGCCTGTTCGGTGAGATCATCGACAAGAGTTTGAAGGTCTTCATCGCTTTTATCACAAGAACCGTTTTCGAGCAGAGCTACCATTATTTGGATGTTTAACTCAGGCGACTTTATGTCTTCAAGAAATACGCTGAGATTAAGGACCGCGTCAACGAAGTCGCTGTAATGGGAACCGCACATTTCCTGTTTAAGGAGAGCAGATATCTCCGGGTTGGCTATTGCTTTAATAAATTGTTCGACGGCAAACTGATATCCCCAAGCTCCCGCTAAATCGTAATCCACCAGACGCAACACACTTGAAGGAAAAGTATTGCTGCGGTCTGTTGTAATGGTTGCTGCCAAAACCCTCTTGGCGGCAATTAATGCTTCGTTTTGTAATTGAGACATGGTTGTAATATTGAGTAGTTAATAAAAAGGTTTCGAGTAATTATGCAGCTTTGCTTTTAGAGAGGGAATCGCTAAACTGTTGGACTTTGATCATCCTCTCATACCTGGCGCGTGCAGTTTTTAGTTCTTTCGCACTACGACAGCCGCGGTATTTTTCATAAATGAGCTGTTCGAGTTTTAAACGCGCGGGTTTGTCATCCTCAAACTCTTCTATAAATTCTAAAAGGCGGAGCAACAGTAGCATTCCTTCATGGCGCAACGCATACTTTACGTTATCAGCATCCGAAATTTTAATCAGATCAAGAATCATCTCTTTCACTCCGAACACCGTCTCGTCTACGTCGACTGCTTCGTCTCCTGAGGGAGCGAATAAATTATGCACAGTTTCGAAAAATTGATTTTCCGGCCAGGTAGGAGTGCTTGGGTACACGACGTTAATATATTCACTTACGGGGCCTAAAGATTCGGCAGCTTCATCCTTAATTGTACCTGTTTTTGTAACTGTTAATGGAGACATGGTAAAAATGTTTATTGATTTAAGAATAAGGTTATGCGGCTTTTTTCTCTATACTTTTTTCAAACTCCGCAACAGCCAGCGCTTTTTTAAAGTACTCATGATTGGTTTCAGAAAATCCGTCAGGGTATTGGTCGATTTCGAAATACTCAAGTTCAACCCAGGCGGGGGCACGGTGTGCATCAAACTCATTGAAGAACTTTTGAAGATCTACAAGGCACTCCATTTCAACCGGATCTAATTTTGATTCTCCTTCTAATTGCGGGGATGCAATTATCAGCTTCTTTATAAGGCAACTCATTTGATAGAGGCCGTTTCCCATCTCCTTTTCATCTCCCCGGGGCAGCATTAGATTATAAACTACATCGGCTATGGATTCATACATATGCTTACCTCCATGTTTTACGGCGATGTATTCAGCGATGATATCCTTTGTTGACTCGACAGTGTTTTTAAGCGTTCCGTTTTTTTCAATCGTTAATGGTGACATAATAAACTGTTTTTGAGGTGGTAAATGAAGGTTTATGAATTCTTGATTAATGACTTTTTTCGGTTTGCAATCACCTTGGCAATTTGTGCATCTGTTAGTCCCTTGACTTTTTTGGGAGAGGTAGAAACCCCTCCCTCAAATAATCGTCTTGCTTTGCGACAGTCTTCACGCAGTTGGTCTGCCTGCGCCTCAATCGTGAGTAGTCTATTTATTATTGCCTGATTCGACATAATTTGAAAGAATTTGAAAGAAATAACACAAACGGGGTATTGCGTTTATAAACTTCGTGTTGTACTTTGGGGTCGATTAGAAAATTGTCTTCCTAATTGTCCATGTCTTATGCAGCGACATCCTCTCGCTTAATGATCTCTTCGTACTGAAATCCCATTTCTTTTTGAATCACTTCAATCGCAGCAGCTTTTGTTAGCTCATCATCATTTTCCCTGATATACCTATTGATTGAACCCTCTGAGCATTTAAGCGCCAGGGCGAGTTTTAGTTTAATTCCAGTTTTGCCGTCAGAGATGGCATCTAAGGCTTTTTTACTGAGGTTCATAGCAATTTCTTATTTTGTGTTCAATAGTGAATTCAAATATAGTTAGAAAAAGATAGAAAACGATATAATTTGAAATAAATTGATAAATTTTTTTTTGAAATGACTCAACTTGCTAAGAATCTTAAATTGCTACGTAAGCTTACTGGAGATTCCCAGGAGGGATTTGGCGAAATGTTCAGTGTAAGTAAAGCGATGATTGCCAGTTATGAAGGTGGCAAAGCTCGCCCCTCATACTTCTTTCTAAGGTTTGTAGGGGATTACTTTTATCTAACTCCGGAAGAAATTGAAAAGAAGGAACTGACACCTGAGATTGTTGACTATCGGCCAAATGGAGAAATAAAAAAGAAGAAATCGAAAGTATCTAGAACGAATACTGGTGAAAAAGATAGGGATGACGCCTATTTTTCTTATAGAATTGAGTATATCGAATCATTAAAAGATAATAATTTGAACCTAAAGGCTCACAATATTTTTTTGGAAAAAACTATTACTGATTATATAAGTACAATGATAGACACTCAACGGAATCTATTGGCCCAGACTAAAACTCTCCTACAGTGGGAAGCGGAGAAAGCCAGTGACGGCAACCGTGATAAGAAACGCCAAGTTTTACAGCAGCTGAACAACACGGTTTCCGACTTGTATGAAGAAATTAGAATGAAAGAAGTTGAAAGTGGCATCAGACGATAA